CTCTCTCCAAGGGAGGGAAGGTGGTGCCAAAACAATCTCTACCTATGGTTAGGTGGTATACTTTTTAATTATTAGGGGTGGTACACTTTTAAGTTAGAATCTACAAAATGGGCGCGAATCGGGCTAAAACCTTGTATTTATGAGGCTTTTTGCAAGGAATGAGCCTTGGAAGAGGGGGGTACACCCCTCCAAACGGGGGCTAATGGCGTTGGAGGGACATACGTTTCGTGTTAGAAGAACTTGGAAATGCTTCCAATAACCTCAAATACGTTCATGATGCGTTCTACCGGATATTCTTGCTCGTCATAGTCTGTCGTATTGATAGGCACGAAACGCAGCTTCTTTGGATCTGACGACCGACGGAGTATCTTGATGGTGCGTAATGTATCAAGTACGACAGCGTAAATTTCCCCATATTGAATGTCCTCCAGGGTGCATTTATGTAGGGCAATAATGTCCCCATGGTTGATTTTGGGTTCCATAGAGTGTCCTGTGACATTACACCAGAAGTCTGCCTTCTCAAATCCTTGTATTACGATGTTGTTGGTCGGAATAGTTACTTGAGAGTTGACAATCTCATTGAACCCACCTAAGAAGTCCACATCATAATAAGGCTTGCCTATGGCTGGGTTATATGAAACTTTAGGCAATTTTTCTTCCGAATCTGATTTTTCTTGTTTTTTTTCTTGCATAGTTGAGAGCATCTCTCCTCTGCCAGTAATTAACCATTCGACACTAATATCTGGGGCATAAGCGAGAAATCTTGCAATATTATCTTCGCTTATACCATTGTTTTGCTGTAAAATACCGCGGGTAACACCCGATTCCTTATAAAATTCATAGGGAGAAACCCCTTTTTGAGCCAGATAAAGCAAGATATTCTGCTTTATAGGCGATTTTTCTTGTCTTTTTTCTTGCATAGTCGAGAATCTTGTTTATCTTTGCAGCGTGTTCAAGATTGAACGAGCGGCCAAAGATACGAAAAAAGGTCGAGAATAACGAATTTTTGCAATTAAAGAATATGAACGATACAGAAATAAAGGAGTGGCAGACGCAAAGCGTGAAGCACAAGGTGGCAATGGTTCTGATAATGGATGGTGTTAGTTTCAGCTACACAGAAGAGGACGGCATCGTATTTACAGCACCAGAATGTTATGTGGCGAGATTGATAAGACGGCTGATGTCCTGCTACGGATGTAGTGTAAGACCGAATATAAACGAGGTAAAATGATTGCAGGATAACACGAAACCTCAGAATACCGTACAGGATAGTCGGTAAAGGGGAGCCTCGGATGACAGCGGGAAAGACCGCAGGGGTGGCACGGTTGCAGTGGCCGGAAAGTTGGAATAAGCGAAAGCGAAGAGCGTAGGACAGCCACGGGGTTCGACTCCCCACATCCCACAAATAAGTATAACGTAAAAACAAGTGAGATATGAAAAGGTACATTCACATTAAGAAAGCAGACCGCGAGTTCATTCTGAACTTGTTCAAGGTCTCTGGTCGCATGGTTGATTATGCTCTTCGCTTTGATGGCGAGCGTGGAAACACGGAACTCGCGCACAAAATTCGCAAAGTGGCTATGGAGCATGGTGGCATCATTATGACCGTAATACCTGAGCAGGAAACATTCTATGATGCTGACGGCTATATGCGCCAGTATCTGCCTAATGGTGTGTTGCTGGAGTTTGAGAAAGAAGCTGGCAATGGTGGTTGTGATGTTTATCACAAAGGTGAGGTGGTTCGTCACTATGACAATGTAAAGGTGAGCGATATCCCTGCTATCCAGAACTGGGCTGCAACATTGAGATAAGGAGGAGTAAGTATGGAGTACCACGATAACAGACTTTGCGTTTCTATGCGTGAATTGGTGGACGGTGGTGTTATGACTAATAGCAACTACTGTCAACTCGTTGCACGCAAGAAAATGGAGGTGGTGCGTCGTGGTGGAAGAGGCGGCTATGCGCTCATCGCGGTTAGCAGTCTGCCCGATGCTTATCAAGACAAACTCAAGGAGATTTATCCGGACCCGTCGCTTGAGGTGCTGCTTGTCTGGCTTGATGCCAACTACGAGGTGGACCAGGCAGCTGTCGCATATTTCAACGACTGGCGCAACCAGTGCGGACACGACCACGCTACTGACGCTCATGTGAAGGAGTATGTGACCAATGCCAGCGTGCTGAATGCTTGTATTAAGCTCTACAACAACGCCAAGGCGATACAGAAGACAATGGGCCAGAAGTATGACTGGAGCATGATGTCGCAAGCTGTGGAAGGCTACCGTATGAAGACAGGGCACACATTGCCGGCAAGTATGTTGCGCTTCCGCAAGAAGGTGAACGAGTATCAGCGTGACGGATACCAGTGCCTCATCAGCCGAAAGTTCGGCAACCAGGCAAGCCGTAAGGTGGATTACCGAACAATGCGCTTGATATGGTCAATAGCGGTGCTACCCAACAAGCCGTTCAATACCAATGTTTGGGAATTGTACAACTCGTTTGTGTGCGGTGAGCTGGACGTGTATGACCCAGAGACTGGTGAGCTTTTCGACGCAAGCGAGTGGACCGACAAGAATGGTGACCCGAAGTCATTAAGCGAAAGCACTATCACGAACTACCTGAATCGTCCAGATGCTCGTCTGTTTATAGCTAAACACCAAGATTCCTACACCACATTCATGCACGAGCAGATGCCACACGTTCACCGCCATGCGCCTGAGTTCTCGTTCTCAAAGATTTCATTCGATGACCGCGACCTCCCACGCAAACTGAAGGATACCAAAGCAAGGCCGAAGGCATACTACGCCTACGATGTGACAAGCCAGTGCGTGGTGGGCTACGCCTACAACCGCAACAAGAACGTGGACTTGGTTGCCGACTGTTTCCGTTCGATGTTCCGACTGATAGAAAGCAAGGGCTGGGGTTGCCCGGCGCAGGTTGAGGTGGAGAACCACTTGATGAGTCAGTGGAAAGAGAGTTTCCTGAAGGCAGGCGTATTGTTCCCATTTGTGCGTTTCTGCGCCCCGATGAACTCTCAAGAGAAATACGCTGAGCCGATGAACGGTGCCAAGAAACGCCGTGTGGAGCATCGGAACCACCTCGGCATCGGACGCTTCTACGCCAAGGACAGGCACTACCGCACGGAGGCCAAGAAGGTGTTTGACGAGAAGAATGACACCTACGAGGACAAACAGTACTACACATGGGAAGAACTGATTGCTGATGACATCCGCGACATCAAGGAGTTCAACAATACCCTCCACCCGAACCAGAAGAAATACCCCGGCATGACACGCTGGCAAGTGCTTGAAGCCAATATGAACCCAACGCTTCAGCCAATGGACAAATCGGTGTGGGCACGCTTTATCGGCGAGCACACTGAGACCTCCATACGCAGGAACAGCTACTGCAGAGTGGCATATAAGGACTGGTGGTTGAGCAAGACTGAGGTGATAGAAAGACTTGCACCGAACAACTACAAGGTGGATGCCTACTATCTGACCGATGAGGACGGCAACGCGACTGATGTTTATATCTTCCAGAACGACCGACTTATCGACAAGCTCGAGGACGTGGGCACGTTCAACACTGCCGATGCAGAGCAGACTGACGAGGACAAGGAGATATTCGTGAACCAGCAGAAGAAGATAGCTGCATTCAACGCCTACGTGAAGAAGAACGCCATCGCAACTGTGGGCATATCCAAGGCTGAGCAGACCGCCCATGAAGAGGCTGCACCACCGCCACCGATTGAACTTCCACCGATGGAAAGCGAGCAGGAAATGGAAGTGAGCTACCATATTTCTGACCCGTTGGCAGATTTATAGAATGATATTAGAATACAATTAAAATAACGTGAGACATGATAACGAATGAGAACAAGAAGCGGATATTGGAGGCTATAGCCACCAACCGCACGAACTATCCGAGCGATGCCAAGCACGCTGCTTCATTGGGCATCAGCACCTCGGTATATAGCGCCATCAAGAATGGGCAGACCGACAAGGCACTGAGCGAAGCCAACTGGATAACCATCGCCCGAAGACTGGGTGTGAACCTCAGAGGAGGCATTGAATGGAAGCCAGCACGCACCGCCACCTTCGAATATATCACCAAGCAGCTGGAGTTCAGCCAACAGAGCGGACTGAGTGCGATACTATGTGATATACCCAACATCGGCAAGACATTCACGGCACGCTATTATGTGCAGTGCCACCGCAATGCCATCTATGTGGATTGCTCGCAAGTGAAGACCAAACTGAAGTTGGTGCGCAAGATAGCTACTGAGTTCGGTGTGGGCAGCAACGGAAGATACAGCGACGTGTACGAGGATTTGGTCTACTACTTGCGCTCAATCGACACCCCACTCATCATTTTGGACGAGGCTGGCGACTTGCAGTATGAGGCATTTCTGGAACTCAAAGCCTTGTGGAACGCTACAGAAAGATGCTGCGCCTGGTATATGATGGGTGCGGACGGACTTAAAGCCAAAATCAATCGCTCCATTGAGTGCAAGAAAGTGGGCTATACCGAGATGCTCAGCCGATACGGTGACCGCTACTCGAAGGTAACGCCCGACGACTGCAAGGAGCGTGAGAAGTTCTTGAAAGACCAGGCGAGCGTGGTGGCAAAGGTGAACGCCCCAGAAGGTGCGGATATTGCTACCTTGGTGCGCAAGTCGGGTGGTGGACTGAGACGAGTTTATACGGAAATTGAGAAACTAAAAAGAGTGCAGGTATGATGACAAAGATGGAAATGCAATATATGGACGCGGTTATACAAATAAACCGCCGACAACGAAATAACGAGGTGGACTGGGAACAACGACGCTATGAATTGGCCAAGGCTGCATTGTTTGTGGCTCCAGTCCTTCACCATGATCGTGAAGAAATGACAGCCGAACTCATTGCCAAGTATGCTGTCAAGATAGCGGACGCTGTTGTATCAGAACTTATCGAAACAGAGAAGTGATATGGCAAAGCGAGCATACAGCCCCAAGGATGTGGCGAATATCAAGTGCAAGGCACTACCATTTGAAGGACAATGGAAAGACGTGTTCGGTCAGCCAGAAGAGGGCGACACATGGTTCATCAGTGGCCCCAGTGCCAGTGGCAAGAGTTCCTTCGTTATGCAGTTTGCCAAGATGCTCTGCGGTATAGGTAGCGTGTTGTATGTGTCCTTGGAAGAGGGCGTTGGTCTGTCGATGCAACGACGGCTTGCCCAATTCAAGATGAGTGACGTTCAAGGCTCGTTCCGCATCATTACCGATGGTGACATCAAGGCATTGGAAGAACGCCTGGCGAAACCCAAGAGTGCCAAGTTTATCATCGTGGACAGTTACCAGTACGCATACGAAGCAGGGTGGGAATATTCACTGACCAGGGCACTGATAGACCGCTTCAAGCGCAAGACCTTCATTTTCGTCAGCCAAGAGGATAAAGGCAAACCCATCGGCAAACCTGCCATCAGACTGAAATACGCAGCCGGTGTGAAGGTGAGAACGCAAGGCTTCAGAGCCTACTGCCAAGGACGCTATTCAGGCAACGTGAGTGAATATTACACCATCTGGGCGGAGAAAGCCGTGGAGGTTTACAATGACAAGTCTAACAACTAAATAAAACTGAGATGAAGAAGAAAGTTTATATCAGCGGAGCGATAGCCCACTACGACCTTAAAGAGCGTATGGCAACCTTTGACCATGCGGCACGCTATCTCTCCATAAAAGGTTACGAGCCGGTGAACCCATTTGAAAATGGCGTTTCGCAGGATGCTCACTGGATGGAGCACATGAGAGTGGACATTGCCCTGCTTTTGAAGTGTGATTGCATCTATATGCTGCAAGGCTGGGAATTGAGCAAGGGAGCAAAATTGGAACTGGATGTTGCCAGTTCGTGTGGCATTAAAGTGATGTTTGAAGGTCATGAGAACAATGTTCGTGAATACACCTGCTGCCTTTGCGGTAAGCCCCAAATCGGCTATGGAAACAATCCTCATCCATTGAAAGATGAGGGGGAGTGTTGTCCTGAATGTAATTTGAAGGTGTTAAGTGAAAGAATAAGGTTGTCAAAATTGAAATAGATATGGCACAGGAGGTAACCAATTTCGCACGCTTCTATGGCATACTCAAAAAGAGCTACAAGTTTGCCACCAAGGAGCTGGGCGATGAGTTCAAGGAAGGAGTGGTGAGTCAATTCACTAATGGACGTACCACTTCGCTTAGGGAAATGACCCGTAAGGAGTACGACATGATGTGCGACAAGCTCGAAGGTGTTACAGCCAAATTGATACGCACCGCCAAGGACGAGCAGCGCAAGCATCGAAGCCAGTGCTTGAGGTTGATGCAGAAGCTCGGCATCGATACAACAGACTGGACACGCATCAACGCATTTTGCCAGGATCAGCGTATTACCGGCAAGGTGTTCTCCCAACTAAGTAATGAGGAATTGGAGCAGCTATCGGTGAAGCTCCGCTCCATCCAGCGCAAGGGAGGTCTGAAACCTAAGAAAGAACCGACACCTCCAGCACAGCCACAAGTGGAATACATGATGGTACCAATTGGAAATGGAGGTGAGGCATGAATGAGAAAGTGAAGCGTGTGATGGAATATATTCATGGCATCGCATACAGAGAACTCCAAGGAGACCAGTATATCGAATTTCTTGAGTGTATTGAATACGAGATAGACAAGGAACTGGATGAAGGCGACTGGCCGGAACCAGAAGAAGACGAGTGATAAGCAATCAAAATAATAATCAACAAAAAGTTTACTACAATGGCAAAAAGAGAAAAGAAAGTAATCATTACCGGTGTGACAAGAGAATCAGCCGAAGACGCGTTCGGAGCCTATGCAAAGGCAGACGCACAGAGTGCGAAAATCACGGCAGATATTGAATTGCAGTGTGCCAAGATCCGCGAGAAGTATGCCAACAAGCTGGCAGAACTGGAAGGTGAGAAGGAGAAAGCCTTCGACACGCTCCAGGCTTATGCTACCGAGAACCAGGCAGAGTTGTTCACCAAGAAAAAGAGCCTTGAGATGACACATGGCGTTATCGGCTTCCGTACTGGCACACCTAAGCTGAAGACCCTGAAAGGCTTCACATGGGCAAGCGCCCTGCAGCTGGTGAAGGAGTTCCTGCCCGGCTATCTGCGACAGACCGAGGAGATAGCCAAGGACAAACTCCTTGCAGACCGCGACGTGGAGAATATTGTTCCTCAGATGAACAAATGCGGTATCCAAGTGGTGCAGGACGAGACATTCTACGTTGAACCCAAGAAAGAGGATGCCGTATGATACTGGAAGTGGAGAAGAAACCGAAAGTGGCCTTGTGCCGTAAGTGTTACGGCACAGGTCGTCTCCACGACAAGGAGACTGGCAAAGAAAGCACATGTGACCAATGTGAGGGAACGGGCAGAGTAACCGTCAGCGCAAAGATGAGCTATGACATCCGTCCCTATAAACCAAGAGACAGACACTAAAACATTTTATGAGCAAGAGGCGAGGAGCAAGCTATCAGAAACGTGTCACCGACATAAATAGGATATACGACCAACATGCCAAAAGCGGAATCAGCAACCGCGAGATATGGCGAAGGTACGTGTATCCTGTTTATGGTATATGTGAGCGTACCTTCTACAATCTCCTCAATGCCTCTTGTGACCCTAAGAACGAAGTGCCACAAGAGGCACAGACGTTTCTAAAATTCGACTTTGACGATGAACCAGAACATACAGAAAATAATCCGCAATATCCTAAACGACATTAGGGTGGAGATGGGCGACGAGTTCGACAGGAACTTCGAGCGGCAGGCTTTCTTCAGCGAGGCGTGGCAGCGCAGGAAAAGCCCCACACGGCCGGGCGGTTCCATACTGATAGACACCGGCACCCTCCGCCAGAGCATATCCAGCCGAACCACCGAGAACAGCATCACGTTCTTCACCACGCTGCCGTATGCGGCCATACACAACGACGGAGGCGAGATAAGGGTGACGAAGAAGATGAAACGCTTCTTCTGGGCAAAATATTACGAGACTTCAGGCGCATTCGGCCGCAAAAATAACGGAGAGCGGCGCAACGACAAGCGTACCGTCCAGTTGAGCACCGAGGCCGAATTCTGGAAGTACATGGCGCTGATGAAAGAGGGCAAGAGCATCAAGATACCGCGCAGGCGTTTCCTGGGCGTGTCACCCGAAGTGGAAAAGGCCGTCCGAGACATCGTGGAGGAGAACATCACCGAATACTTTAATGTGGAATTTGAAATCAAGCGAAAATGAGAAAAGAACTTTATAACCTCCTTTGCAGGGAACTCGGAGCGATAGCGGAAATAAAGCACATCGACCTGTGGAACCGCAACGTGGAGTTCATCGAGCAGGAAGAAGGGTGGGAGAGACCTGCCGTGTTCGTGGAGTTCGGCCCGATACAGTGGAAACCGATAGTGAACGGCGTGGAGTACCGTGCCGAGCCACAGATAACCCTCCACATCGTCACCGACTGGGCAGGCGCTTCCAGCGAGGGCAGTCCGTTCAAGGAAGATGCGCTGGAGGTGTTCGACCTGCCCGACAGAATCCACAGGAGGCTTGCCAACCTGGATGGCGAAACCTTCGGAGAACTTGACCTTGCGCAGAGCATCACCAACCATGACCATGAGGACATCGTGGAGACCATAGAGGTATATCAGTATGTCGCCATAAAACGGCTCTGATTTGCCCCGTATCAAACAGAAAGAGCGTTCCCGGCTGATTGCTTGGAACGCTCTTATTATGTTGTCAGAATTGAATTATAACACCGTCAGGCGGCATCGGTGAACAGCATCATGTCCGTGTAGTGCGAGCTGTAGTTCACGGTGGCGTTGAACTCCACTTTGTGACAGTTTCTGAATGGGTTGCCCACGGTCGGATTCCTGCCCATCCACTCGCAAAGCTCGATGATGGACGACTTGTTGGAAGTGAAGTAAACGAAACGATGCCCGGCAAGAATGGTCAGCACGTCAAGGTAGTCAGAAAGCCTCCAATACATATTATATGTGCCCACATCGGTGGAAAGGTACGGCGGATCAACGAGGAACACCACATTCGGCACATCCTTGTATCGGGCGAATACCTCCTTGTAGTCGCACGACACCACCGTGATGCCCTCCAAGTAGTCATCGCAGAGAGGATAGTCCGTCTTGCGCAGGTTGTTGTAGAGAGCCTCCTTGCGCATCTCCGCGATGCTCAGTTTGTATTTCATGGAGAACATCAGTCCTGACGTGATGGTGATGAAGTCTATGTAACCCACCTCGCGCTCCTCCTGCTCCAGACGCTCGAAGATGCGTTCACGCAACTCGCCTCGGATGCAGGTGTGCTTGGGAATGCCCTCCACCATTTTGCGGAGGTCAGCTAAAAGATGGTTGGTCTGGGGAATATGCTGCAGGCGGTTGCGGTAGCCGTCGAAATCGTTGTATATGACCGTGGCACCAGGCTTCTGGCACTTGGCAATGTGCGACAGCAACCCCGAACCGCCGAAGAGGTCGACAAACACCGTGTCCTCTGGGTATTGCTTTAAGACTTTGATGAACTCACGCGCGAACATGCGCTTCTGTCCCACGAACGGAAGCGGTGCTGAAAGATACTGTTTTCTCATGGCTATACGTTCAACTCAAATTTCACGTTCTCGTTTCCTTCGAGCAGCAGCCGGGTGTTAGCGATGTTGTTCTCATAGATATGCACGTTGGCAAGGTTCAGCGTGATGGATTTCAATGGGAGGTCAATCTGCCGGGCCATGAGGTAGAGGTGGTAGATGTCGGCCGGCAAGCCGAGGTTCGCGTCCGAGCTGCGCTGGTAAGCCGACACCACTAATTCGTCGTTCTCAATCTGGAACTGAACGAGTGACAGACACGGTGCCTGGTTTGTCTCCGCATCGGTGGAGCCGAGGAACAGCACATAGTTCTTGCTGTTGCGCTTCTCTCGGTTGATTTTGGCGATGAGTGGCGGCAACTTCTCAAAGTAGGTAGGGTAGGAGTTTACGAGAATGGCACCGCAGTAGTCCCACCAGTTGATGCCCACCTCGCGATACTTCTCCACATTGCGTTCACCCTGCATGAAGAGCTGCAGCTCGTTCTTTAACTTCTTTCGTGCGATGCCGTGCCCCTCGAATATGTCGAGCAGGTCAGCAGGGGAGAGCACCAACTGCTCGTTGAGCAGGTAACGTATGCTTCCCTTCTTGTTAGTCTGGTACTTGCTCTGAGTAAGTACCTTCTGTAAAATTTGATGGTATTTGTTCATAACCGTTTTGAATTTGAAAACGGTGCAAAGGTAGCAACGCGTGTCCCCTCGACAATGACCATACGCAAACGTTACACTGCAAGTAGATTGCAGTCAGTTTTGAAACGCCGTATAAGGCTGTACACCTTGCGCTCGCTTATGGCATATTCTGTGGCGAGCCTTGCCACGATATATGACACCTTCTCGCCTTGTGCGGAAAGTGTGCGGTATTCCTTAAATAGGTCGATATATTGCACATCGTCCAGCCTGATTCCTGCCTTTTGGAGGTTAATCAGCAGTTCCCTGTTCAAATTCAGTATCTCTATTAGTTTCATTTTCAGAAATTTTTAGTACTTTTGCAGCGTCTCACTTACTATTGGCGCATATAGCGCACACAAAAAAGCCTGTCATGGGCGAGCGAGGGTCTACGCCCCCGGTCGTGCCTATGACAGGTGCTTTGTGTTCAAATGGTAAGTGAGACGACTATTTAAACAGGCCGGGGGCTTTTTTATTACCCTCCCCCGAAGGGATTGTTCTTAGTCTCGGTATAACTCCAAATTGAAATTATCCTTGCTCTTCCATCCGTCAGCCAGTGTGTCCTGGATATGCTGCATGGCTTTGGTATAGAAGTCCGTCAGTTCTTCGATGGTGCTGAACGTGTGATAGCTTGGCTCTTCGTCTGTTCCGAACTTGAACGTGACAGGCAATGTCTTGCCATCAGACTGCACAGCCAAGTCGTATGCCACCTTGTAGTTGAACTGGTTCTCGTTAGAGAGCCACACGCTCATGCCGTTCCACACGAAGCCAGAAAGTATGGTCTCGTTCGTGCGGTCGTTGAACCATTCCGACACCATGGTCTTGATGGTATCCTCAGATGGCTTTCCGTTGAACTCAGCCTCCATATAGTCGGCAGATCCATCCTCGTTGTTATGCACGTCCCATCGGACGCGCCATTTTCCTTTGACGGGGTTGGTGCATTCAAGCAGCTTTACCCCTTGTGCTCCGTTTACTCTGTTCATCATGTGAAAATGTACTTTGTTCTACCTTTGCCGAAGGTTTCCGCCTTGATGGTGGTCTCGAATGGGAAGCCGTCTGGCATTTCACTCACTTGCTGGAGAATGTTTTTCATCTCCTCGCTGTTGGTGAAAAATTTCTTTGGCTCGCTGTTCTGCTCAATGGACACGACGCAACGATCCTCGCCCTGGCTGGTTTTGACTCCGACCTCGAAGTCTTTTACCACGATGGGCAGGTTCACCAACTCGCGGATGCTTACCACCGCACCCGCAAATCGCTTCTTGCCGTCTTCCGGCTTGTAAGCGACATTCAAATCCTTAAATGATTTCATTTTTTTGCCTGTTAATTTATAAAACAAATTTCGGCAGCAAGCGTGCTTGGCTATTCCATAGAATGACGCAATCAGTTCTCGCCGTCTCTTTCTTGACTTGACTTTGTGTAGTTTCCTTGCATTTTCCTTCTTGACGCGCTTGCGCAGTAATGAGTATGAACCGTTATATGTCACATACCCCAAGAAGTCGATTCCTTGCGCTGAAGGGAACACCCTTTCGTTTTTCTTGATTTCAAGGTCAATTTTTTCGACTTGCTCATGTACAATGCCGTGTGCCAGCCAATTCTCTTGCTTGTTGCCACAGAGCACTCTGCCGTCATCACAATAACGGTAGAAATGGCGGATGCCGTATTTGTCCTTCAGATAATGGTCGAGGAATACGGACAACAAGAGGTTGCCAGAAGCCTGTGAGCTTCGCAACCCGAAGCTGATGCCCTCTGGTAGTAGATGAAGGAAATGATCCAGGAGTGACAGCAGGGTCTTGTCTTTGAATACTCTGCGGTAGCACCACATGACAAACTTAGGCTTAGTATTATCATAGAAATGCTTGATGTCGAACTCGTAGCAGTAGCGTGTGCCTTCGGGATCACGTTCCATGTCCAATTGCATGCATTTGCGGAGATCATGTGTGCCGCGCTTCTTTATACTTGCTCCAGTCGTCCTGATGAAACGCTTGTGCAGATGTTGGTCCACCACGTTCATCACTGCATACACTGCGATGCGGTCGTACATAGAGATAATCTGCAGGTGACGGACTTTGCCGTATTCACAGATGGTGCGCTCGTGGTAGCCACCGAGGCGGAAAGACCCGTCGGCAAGTTTTGCAGTCTGTTCTGCAATCACCTCCTCGCGGTGTGCGAGCAGATAGCGTCCTTGACGGCATCTCTTTCGCTTTTTCCCACGCAGTACACGGTCAAACGCCTCCGAAATGTTGCCGTAGGACGTTATCTCTTGCATGATATAGCCTTCTCTGAGCATTGTCTTTTTTGTTTTATGGAAGATAAGGGCCTTCCTTTCCCCGGGCCAAACTTCTTCGAATCGTTACCGACCTACCAAACTCTATTGCCCGACACTTGATGTTTCAGCTTTCCACCTTTATATTGGTGCTTTTGCTGTGGCTCGTTTCCCTCGGCACCACATTAGGGACACGTCCCCGTCGTTGTACGCCGATTAGTTAGATTTCCAGGCGCGAGCCGACATTCGCATTCGCATTCGAGGCATCGTTATTCGCATTCGCACTCGAGACACCGCCACTCGCGTTCGCATAGTAGCACCCGCGATAGACCACACGGCCTGTGGCTGTGCTTATCCAGTACATGTCCGAATAGTATGTGCTTGATGAGCCATTCATAGCCCCCACCGGCACGACTGCCATCATTTTGCCATGAGCCACCGCCGTTATCCAGTTACCGCTATTCGTCGTACCCTTTATCATGATCGTGCTGCCGTCCGGCATCCAGATGCGCCACTTGCCCTCGTTGCCGCTCGTGTTCGGCAAGTCCACACCGTCCATCATGTCATACTTGTGTCCGTAGATGTCCTCATAGCCCAGGCAGCAGATATTGTTCACCTGCGTCACCTTTGCAGCACCGTACTCATCCTTGTCTATATACCAGGCATATTGGTGCACTCTGTCCTCATCCACCAGACTGTTTGTCACATTCGGGTTGATTGTCTTTGCGCCCTCATAGCCAATGGTGTCCTGCATGCCTCTTGACATCGTACCCCCGGTCGTGCGCATATTCGTATGCAAACCTGCGCCACACACCTCCTGCATGTTCCTCCTGCCATACTTTGCGTATGCAAGGTTCGCAATGCGGAAATGCATCAGTGCATCTATCTGCTGCATACCCCTCTGCACGCTATAATAGTGGAAGTCCTTCCATGTCATGTTTGCAGTGGTGCTGCCGCCCGTTATGCAGGCACGCAGCTTGCTGCCCACAACAGAACTGCCCACAACAGCGCACAGATGCTCCTCGTTCGCAAACCATTCAGGCTCCATATCCTCTATCTTGCTGCTGTTGGATAGCACCACCTTGTCAAACTCGGCTGTGTTCAACACAGAGAAGTACAAAGTCTTGGCTCCCTCCGGCACATCGCTGATGAGATACATGCCAGCCTCAAAACGATTGCCAATAACAGGAACGATGACATCCTTTACAATATTGCCCAAAGCATCCGTGAAAGCGCTGCCCACAAGGTTCGTGCCCGGCACACTTGGCCAACGGACACGCTTGTGTCCCGACACGTCAACCATACACACCGAGTACGAATTGTCGGTACTATAGGCGTTCTTGATGGTATCCTTTCCCGTCATCACCTTCTTGCCATTGACATAGCCACCCTGCACCGCCTTGATGTCATCAAGCGTCAATACGTCCACATCTGGCACCGCTGGCATGTGGTCCTTATCCTTCGAGCTGTAGCAACTGTAGTTCCTGCTGTTCAAGAAGTCATTGATACCCTTGCTCCAGAAGAAAGGCTCGTGCATCATCAGGTCACCCTCGCTGCCGTCAAGTTTGGCAGGGGTTCCGTCGGCATACTTGGTGCTGTCCGTATCGTCAAGCTCCAAGTAAGTCATCTCACCGTCCAGATTGTTCACCACGGTATCGACATTCGCGATATTCACGTTTCTCGTGGTCGCTTTCTTTGTCACCTTCGCAAGCACACGGTGGCGGTTCTTCAATATCGCTGCCACATGGCCGCTCGGCTTGTAGTCGTTGCCGTACTTGTAGCCCGTGCCGTTATCCAAGTTCGAGAGATTTGCGTCATCAGCCACACTCTCGTCGCTCTCCAGCATCGTATATTCAGGCTGCACGATGTTCAGCTCCGGAAAGTGCTCCTTCAGCGCCTCATACTCCTCGTCCCCCTTATATTTCGTCAAGCGGTATGTTCCCACCAGTCGGCAGGTGTCCACGTTGCCGCCTTCCTCGTCCACTCCGCCCGTCCGCATCAGCGAAGTCAGCAAGCTGCCGTCACCCTCCATGTCGATACCCGTCACACGCAGATATTCGATATTTGAACAGCGTTCAAACAGCGTTTGCCAGTCTATGCCAGGACAGCTGTCAACAACGAGTTTCGTCACATTGGCCGTACCATCGATGGTCAGTCCCTCATCTTTCAGTTTCGGCAGATACTCCAGACGCAGAGTCGTCAGCGAGGCAGGCAACACGAGTTCCTCTATCGGAGCACCCTTGGCTATAGTCACGCTCTTCACATTCGTGCCGCCAGCGTCGAGGCGCCTCAGCAGCGTGTTCGTCGAGAAGTCCAGCGATGTCGAGTCCTGGCGGTTGCTTCTCGCCATAGTCTGCCCGTTCAGGTTCACCTCCCTCAGCTGTCTGCATCCCTGCGTCACAAGCCACCATGTAGTCGTCGAAGGCTGTGTCCCCCGCTTCACGCTGATGTCCAACCGTCTCATCATCTTGCAGTTGCCCAGCTCCAGGCCGTTCAGCAGATGTCCGGCAGCCCCCGTCAGGTCAAGCTCCAGGATCTTCGAAGCACCAAACAGCAGCATCGGGTCGTTCAGTGCACGCTTGCCCGTCACCGAGAGCCTGCCAGTTTCGCCTCTCAGCAGCCTGCCCGTCTCGCCCTCCATATAGTCTTTGCCCGACAGACCGTAAGCAAAGTAGTATTCATCGCCCGACACGATGCGCATCACGTCTGCCGAATCCGACACATCACGCGCCATATAGAAGCCTGCCGAATCCGCACGGTAAGTGCTCACACCGAATTTAGCGTCAAGCAGGGCAAAGCGGTTCGTAATGAAGTGGTCAAGCTGCATCTCGCGCGTACCGCTCAGCGCATACATGTAGTAGAACTTGTTCCCGTCCGTCGTCACGCCGTTCTCCGTCACTCTCACGCCCTTTGTCTCAGGCTTGATATATTTCATCTCGCCCGACTTGTTATACTCGCGGGCCGACCAGTTCTTCTGCATAGCCTCAAACGTGCCCTTCACCTTCTGGTTCGTCATCACACGGCGCAGTTCCTCAGCCATAGCCTTTATCTCCGCCTCGAAGTTGGCGATAAACAGACACCACATCCAAGAGTCATGACCCTCAAACACCCATTTCTTCTTCTCCGTGTCCCACGAATCCCTCATTATGTTGTAGGCATAAGCAAGCAGCGAGTCATTACGCTTGCCGAAGCAGGTGTCACCGTCATAGTAAGTCCACCACCATATATCCCCGTCCCAAGTGCAATGAATCGTGTTCTTCACAAACTGGTCCACATTGCCGCCATAGGTCACGATGATGTAATATGCAGTCATATTCCTCACATCATGATGCAGTCCAAGCTCGTTCCTGAACTTTTCCGACTTCCAGGTCTTGAGGTCTGTGTACGTCATGTCCGCACCCGCGGGCACACACGATTTCACCCAGCTCCACAGCTTCTTTATAACCCCCTTCTGGTATTCCGAAGCGTTCTTCTCGCCCGCAGCCTCATCAGCACCGCTCCACAGCGTGTCCTTCGGATAGTTGAACTCAAGCGAGCTCTCAAACTCCGCATCCAGTTGCGCGTCGAGGTCATCATCCACCTGAAAGTTACACAGTTTCTTGCCGTTGTCCAGGAACTCTATGGCTATATGCTTCCCCTTGTCCGTCAGACCCATCACATCATACCAGTCACTCTTGTCATTGTTCATCTGGTACTGGCCGTAGTACGTAGGGTTCGAGTCGTCAGAGCTTGTCGTCGCGAAGATGTCGCAAGGATAGCCGTATATCGCCGTGCGTATCGTCGGGTCTTGCTGCTGTGGCGGAGTAGGCGATATCTCCTTCATCACGTCATTGAATACTATCGCCATGCCCGTGTTCGTCTTCATCGACGAATCCGAGAAGTCAGCCTTTGCACAGTTCACCTTGCACGGCTTCGTGTCACCCTTGAACAGTGGCAGTTTGTTCACATCCTGCTTCACGCCGTTTATCCACATCTCCGGCACCAGACCCGCCTTCATGCACTTCATCCAGTAGAAGCGGTAGTTCTTCACCGGATACTTCGTCGATGAAGTTCCCTGAATACGCATCATGATGTTCGTGAAGCGTATCACGTCACCCCACGATGTGTATATCACCAACTCATCCACATGGAAGTTCTGCTTCTTGTTCTTGCAGGCGTTCACGTCGTCAAGACCGCTGCCCGAGTCCTCCGTGCGCACGATCTTTATCACAGCCCTGCCCTTGGCCATTATCTTGTCCATATCTATTTCGCCCGTCTCCGGGTTAAGCACATCGTTGTAAGCATACCGCTCCGCCATTTCCTCCGCATTGTCGCTGCCCACCGTATGGTTGTCCACCACCTCGTCATCAGTCAAAGGGCGCGAATACGCGAACACCTTGTATACCCTCACGTCAGCACCGTCCGAGCTTATGCTGATACCCTGCGGAGTGTCCTGCTTGAAGTTGTCGTCATCCTGATAGCACATCGCCGATACGCGGTCACCGTTCATATACAGCTCCATGAGCGAGCCGTCGGCACGCTTGCCCACGTTGAAGGCAAAGCGCACACGCTTGCTCTCCGCATAGTTCTGCTTCACGCCCACCGGCGTCTTCGTCACAATCGGCAGACCCGTCTCCGGGTCTCTGTTTTCCTCGTCCTCCTGGTCCTTAGTCGACCCACTGTAGAGCATGGCACTGTCCGCCGTAATACGGAAACCCTTTGCGTCGTTCTCCATGCAGTCCACCACCACCGAGCTGCGGTCCGACACGTTGCTCACCTCCATGTCTATCTCGACAGACATGCCTCCGCGCTTCACGTCTTGAATAAAAGGCTTAAAGTCAATCACTGCCTTCGCACCGTTCTTCAGCACCAAAGCCTCGCCGTCCCAGCCACTCGTCTGCCAGTCCATGCCCTCAAAGGTCGTACCATGTTCACCGTAGACCCACAGCTTTCGTGCCTCAGGGCTTTCCGAGTTCGAGCGTCCCGCAGCGTTCAGCTTCAGTTCCAGCCCCTGCGTAGCCTCGCCTATGTCCAGACCGCTCGACGCCACATCCACAACCGCTTCCAGCGCAGCCTTGCCGCACTCCAGCTTCAGCCGCGTCTCGCCCTGCTCCATGAAGCGCTCCATATATGTCTGCCGTCCGCGGCCCACGCTGTATGTCTTCTTCGTCTCCTTGCCAGTGGGCGAAGTCTGAGTCTCCGTCACCACCGCCGGAACCTCCGTCGGGTCGTATGCCGCATACTCAAACTCCAGCCTCTCATACTGCTGTGCCGACAGACGCGCCATCAGAGGCATCTCCCCAAGCGCCACCTCACCGTTCTTGTTGACATATTTCATGCCCACCCAAGGGATTCTCTCGCCACCCTTCAGCAGGTCAATCCATATTGCGTCCGACTTCAAACCATCTCTCTCCGCTACCAGCTGCACCGTGTGCCGGCCTGCCGCCAGCGTATTGGCAGCTACCGTGAACGAATCGCGAGTCGTGCCCGCCTTGCTCACATCCTTCGTCGTAGGTACACCATTGCCGTCTACATACATCGACACCGTTCTCCTGCCAGAGCCTGTTAGAGTGAACGGGATGCTTATCGTCTCCCCGTCCTGATAGCCACCCTTCTGCAGCGATATGCCCATGTCATAGTCCGACGTCAGTTTTATGCCCACCACCGTCACCATCGCATAAGCCTGCTTAGTCTGCTTCTCGCCCTCAGCGGTAGTACATTCAGCCCTCACATACACATCCACATTTCCCGCCACCGACATATATGCCGAGAGGTCAGCCGTATAAGTACCCCTCGAAACGTTGCGTAGCTCCTGCGTCCAGAGCGTCGTAGTGCCCAGCTTCACGCTGATGCTCACCGTTGCGCTCACACCGTCACTCTCCCCCTCAGCGTTCACATGGTCGTAGGTCCAGGTCAGCAGCGCCGAGCCACCCTCTTTCACAAGCGCCGGAGCCACCTTTGCTGTCACCAGTATGCGGCTTGCCGACGATGTGCCACCACCGCCACCCGCAGGTAGCTTGGCAGGCGTACCGATCGCTACACCCTTCGTGTCGTAAGCATACAGATAGTTGTCATCACCATCAGGAACCACCTCTATCGAGCCGAGCGTATGCGCCTCCAACTCCTTCAGCTTTGTCGCCACCACACCGTTCTGTATGGCGTTTGTGCTCTCCTCGTCAAGACTCGTGTCCACCTCCGGCACGTCCACCGTCAGGCTGATGTTACCAGCATCATCAGCCTCGTTCTCCACACCATTCAGTGTCACACTCTTCACCTTGCCACCACCGCCGAAGTCACTCCAACTTGCAGTCTCCTCCCAACTTTCCGTTGTCGTTCCCGTAAACTGCTTGGTCTCCCATTTTCCAGGTTCCGTCTCGTAGCTTACGCAGCGTCCCCTCTTCCGTTCCTTCGCATCCACAGCTTTTATCGCCGTAGCCAAGGTGTAGTATTCGCCGTTCTTCAGCGGCTTCTTCTCCGTCACGTTATAGGTGTTGCCACCGCTCTTCTCCTCAATGGCAGTACGCAGTTCATCATCGGCTGCAGTTCTCGCCGTCCTCTCTTCTGTTATCGCATTTGTGTTGCCGGCTATGTCTTCTGCAAGGGCGGCTTCAGCCTCAGTGCGTGCCTTGTTCTCCTTGTCTATCCAGCTCGACAACGCAGCTATCGACTTCTTCACTGTATCTGATATATCCTCAGCCCATTCCGTCCATGTCCCTTTCTCGTTCTCCAAGTGTGCCGAGTTTATGTTATACGAGCGGAAGTATCTGTATATAGCCTTGTCATTGTGTACACTGAAGTCCAACTTACCCTCCCTATTCATACTATAGTGCGTTGTCAGCACTTCCGTCAGCTGGTGCCTCATTGAATCCGAGAAAATCTCCACTACGCCCACATTCATTCCATTGTAGACCAGCGTCCAGCGCGAGTGTAGCGTGTCCTTCGCCAACCTTACGGCTTCCGCCACGCTCCCGGGCAAGTCATCTATCTTTGCCACGTCAATGCTGCCCACTATTCCCTCAGCAAGCGTCCGTGTTTCCGCATCGGCGCTTGCTCTTGTCGTTGCCTCGGCAGTCATCTTCTTTTGCAGTTCTGCATCGGCATCAGCACGTACGGTGGCTTCCTCTTCTATTTTCGCCTTCAGCTCGTAAATGTTGCCGATGTTGCCCATCTTCAGCCACCCCGGCTTCTGCCAGGCGTATATGTCGCCGTTCTCAGCACTCGTCTTGTCAGCCTCATTGTAGATGCTCACCAGTTGGCCGTAGCGCAGCGCCTTGCCGTTCGTCCCCATGGGCACCGTGTCCGCCTCCATCTTCGCCTTCGTCTGGTACACTTTCCGTATACCCAGACCGTCAGCGCTCTGCTCCATATCGGCTATGTACGCCAGCGTGTCGGCATGCAGTCCGCCCACCTCTTCTGGGCTGATGCTGTCCGTTTCTGTCTTGCCTCGCAACTCAGAGGCGCGTTTCTGCAGGTTGTATATAGTTTCCATTATTTATGTCTTTGTTTTAAAAGTCGGTAAATTCTGATGCTTTGAAAGTCGCCTTTATTGGTATTAGTGGCAATACATAGCTGTCTTCATAATAATTATCTCGTCCGCTTCCAAGTTCTATGCTGACAACGGCAGCCAACGGCTCAGCGGCAACGACTATACGGTAATCGGTTCCTGAATAGTTGAATTTCTTAGATGCCTTACCCCTGAATTGAACGGCAAGTTCCTCGTCATCTATTCTGAACAACAGTCCTTTATATCCTTGTGCACCTCCGTCCCAGTTTATATTGCCGGATTTTATATCTATCACCATTTCCGTGTCAGTGCCATCATCACTTTTCATCAGTTTCACCTTTCCGCTATAACCATTGAAAAACATAACATCCGTGTTACCTTTCATTCGGTTTGATTCTATAGCCTTTGTTAAAAGGTCAAGGAAAGTTTCAAGTTCGTCAAGCTTGTAAGCCTCATCAGCACCGGCCGTTTCCGTGCCAAGTGCTGCAGTTATTGTTTCTGCACAAGCTTTCGTCTGTCCGTTTTCAAATACGCGTTCGTCTGTCTCGAAACGTTTTACAAGTAAAAACACGCTTTCATTTGTTTTCGCTTTTAGTGTCTTGCCCTCAAAAGGGCAGAGCATACCATCTATAACAACTGTTCCGCTGCCTATTTTTACTTGGTTGTTGTCTACCCTTTCTTGATCTACATCCGACAGTAGAAAAGCTTTCGCTCCTATTGTCATCACACTCAGCATAGCTTTCCGCATACCGAAGTCGTTCTCCTGCAGCGTCTCAAGGTCGTCCACATACACGGGCTGCCCGCCCTCGTTGAATTTCAGTCTATTCATAGTCATAAAGTTCTATGCGGTACGTTCGTCCCGCAGGTTTATAATAACTCAGCAGATTCCTTATCTCTCGCAGGTTCCTGCCGCCGTATTTGTCCTCCTCCGTATTCTCCGATGTGCAGAGGAACGTCGGCACCCACACCACAAAGCTGTCCTTGTACGAGCTTTCGCCCCTCTTTTTCAGAGTCACGCTCTTCTCCGTCCGTCGGTACATATATAAATCCTTCTGCATCTCGTCGCGCCTGTGCCAGAACACCATATCCTCCGCCGCCGTGCTCTCTATCCATATCTGTCGTTCTTTCAGATAGAATGCCTCGTTCAGCGCCTTTTCTATATACATCACGTTGGCCGTCGTGTTCAGCCGCCTGTCCGTGTTCTTGCGCCGTGCCATCAGCTGCTCGTATATATGCCTCACTGGCAGCGTCAGCACCTTCAGCAGAGCCACCGTCAGTCCGCCCCTCATCACCGGCGGCAGCAGCTGCACCGCCATTTTCACCATGTCAACTTTCCACCACATAGCTCATCGAGTTTTCAAGTCCCTCCACCGTCAGACTCCCGCCTGCCGCCGTATAGTTGTTTCCCTTTATCGTGGTCCACGCCGTCCCCGTCGCCGTCATATACTGGCAGTCGCCAAGCTCCACGTCCTCCACGCCTTCCACCGCCTGTATCGCGTCCGTCAGCCGCGTCTTGTTGAACGTACCGCCATACACTATGTTCTTCAGATACGCCTTTATCGCCTCGTCCACAGCTCTCACCCCGTCCGATATACGCCTTCCGTCCGTGCCTATCACCAGCGGGTCCACCCATATCCTGGCTCTCACCGTCAGCCGGTCAGCCCTCTGCGAGCGTATGTTCAGCACCACGCCAGCTATCTTCACCCTGTTCATATACTGTTTGAAAGCCGTTAAAACACCATCCGGAAGCGGTTCCGGCAGTCCGCCCTTCTCGCCGCTCGCCAGGATCTCCACACTCGTACCACGGTCTCTAACCGCCACATACTTCACCACCTGCTTCCCCTCGTCCGCCGTGGCATATCCGTATTGCTGTGTCGCCTCGTCCAGCACCAGTGCGTCGCCGTATTGAAAGGCTCTCGCCACCTTGTAGTACCACGGTACGCTCGCCACCACAGCACTTGCCATCCGCGCCTCCACGTCCGCCGCCCACCTTTCGGTCAGCACCTCCACCACATGGCAGCAGGCGGCCACCACCCACAGCAGCACGTTCTCCACGCTCACGTCCGAGAACGTCCCGCCCCACGTCGCGCCAGCCTTCAGCCCGTAGCGCTCCCTTATCGTCGCGTCCGCCATGAAGGCATCCGTCATCGTCTTCTTTATTTCTGCCGTTGTCCTTGCCATGTTCTTTCTTTCTTGTAGTTACATGTATTCCTTCGTAAACTCTTCACCGAAAATCCGTAGCCTTACGCTGCTCTCGTCCCTTGCCGTCGCCGGGCTCACCTCGTGTGCCTTGCAGTAGCTCTTCATCACGCGGTTCTCCTTCACCCCCTCCGGCAGCCGCAACGTCCTGCCGGCCTCCAGCGTGTCCGTAAGGCTCACGCCGTTCTCCATGGCCATGTCCAGAGCAGCCTCCCATGTTCCGTGCTCCTGCACCGCTATGTCCGCCATCGTCTGACCGTCTTTCACCGTCACCTCCATAGCCTTACATCTTTTTCCTGCCGAATGTGCAAAACCACACTATGCCACTCACGAGCACGCCTCCCGTCATCCACACATACCATGGCACACCAGTTCCCCTCTTTTCGCTTTTCTCCGCCCAGTGGTTCAGCGTGTCATGGTTTGTCTGCACGGCAGCGCCTTGCTGCACTTCCTCATGCAGGCTCTCCCTTGCCGTATCATGGTTCTGCTCTCGGTTACGTTCCGTGTTGCGCCAATGCTCACTCTTCACCACGTTGCCCGCCTGGTCCACCGTCAGCACCGTCGAGTCCTTCACCACCGTCGAAACCTTCACCCTCGTCTCGTAGCGTATCACCACAGAGTCTCTCCTCACGATGGAGTCCCTTATCGCCACCGAGTCCCTTACCACTCGGGTCTCACGGCTCTCGCTCGTTTTTCTTGTAGTGGCACAGCTCACCATGAGCATAACCATCAATAGCCATAAAAAATTTTTCATCGTCATGCCGTTTTTATATGTCCTTGTATTCCACTTTCGCATCAAAACACGGACACGCCTTTATCCACTCGTTTCTGGTTATCTTTCCGTCTCCGTTCAGATCGGGCGAGAAGTCCCTGTGTCCCTGTATCGTCGCCTTTGGATATCTGCTTCTGAGCAGTTTCAGCAACGCCTTCAGACTCTTCTTCTGCGCCTCCGTGCGATTGTCTGTCGCTTTGCCCATAGCGTCTATTCCCCCTATGTACGCCACGTTTATCAGCTTCGAGTTCCAGCCCTTCACACCGTTGCTCACCCTCTCCTCGTCCAGCATCTGGTGCACCACACCGTCTGCGCTCACAACATAGTGGTAGCCCGGGTTCTTCCATCCCTTGCGCTTGAACTCCATCTCCAGTCCCCTTATCGTTGTCATTTGGCTGCTCGCCGTGCAGTGTACGGCTATGTATCGTATATCTCTCATTTCTTCTTCATTTTGTCGAGAGCCGCTTCCACGTCCTCGGGTTTCACATTCAGTTTGCTTGCAATCTCGCCCACAAGAGCCTTCTTCAGCAGTTGCAGGAAGGGCATGTTCGGAAAACATATCAGCATGCTCGCCGCCGTGCTCCACAGCTCCACCAGTATGATGCAGATGCAGATGACGCTCGTCGACAGCCCGTTCCCCACGCCCAGCAGTTTGTCTATCAGTATGAACAGCAGTATCACAGAGCCGTACACCGCCAACTTCGACAGCGAGTCCCTCATCAGCTCGCTCTTCGTAAATCGGCCCTGCTTCACGCTTGATGCAATGCCCCATGCAGCATCCATCACCACAGCAACCACCGTGAAGCCCACCATCGTTTCATACCCTGCCAGGAAGTTTGCCACAATCAGTCCCACACACACCGCCCAGCCCCATGCCGTCGACAGCACCACCGACAGCTTGTTCATAAAATGATCCAGTATCATCATTCAGTTTCCTTTCCTTTTTTATGTTAATAACTCGCCTCTATTTCCACACCCTTCTCCGTGATCCTCACCTTCGCCACAGTCTGACCGTCCATCTCCAGCTGCTCCTTTATCTCCGTGCGCCAGTATATAGGGTCATTATCCAGCAGCATGTCGCTCAGCCCCACGCCTGCCGACGGACGCTCTTTCAGCTCCCCCTTGTGCAGCGTCAACAGCAAAGCCTGGTTCTGCCGCAGCGTGTCCCCCACGGCCATCATGCCGTTCCTCACAGCTGGCTCCAGCACGTTGCCGTTGCCGTCATATCGCAGTTCTATTCCTTTCATCCTCTCCTCAGTGCTTTATAGTTTCGTCCTCGTAGTCCCCCTGGGCAAAGCGGTTCGCCGCCTTCATCGGTTTTACAGTGGTAAACGTGCCCCCAGGATGCGCCACCGTCACCTGGTGCGTGTGGCTGTTGAATGCGTCCACCAGCTCGTTTATCTTTGCCGTCAGATCGCCTATGTTCACCAGTCCGCCCAACAGTCCGCCGTTCACCTCTATCCTCTCCACATGGTCCACCTGCACCACCACCAGCTCTGCCATGTCGCCGCTCAGGCTCCCCATCGTCACCGCTGTCCCCACCTTAGGTGTCACCAGCATCCGCCCCTTGTCCTCCGTTTCCGATGCCTTCAGCCGCACCCCTGGTACGTCCACCTTTCCTACCGTCACCGTGCAGGTCTGACCCTCCACGCTCTTCACCACGCCTTGGTACAGCGTCGTCTCCCTTCCGCCGCCAGCGCCCCTCAGCAGTTCTTGCAGCCTTCTGTATTCGTCCATTCCGTTTCCTCCTTTCTTTTTAGCTCAACTTAAAACCTAACGTCACCTTCCTCTTGCCGCCATCCCTGCCGAACTCCGTTGTCACAGCCGCCACAAAGTACGTCCCGTCCTTATACTCATAGTCCCGGTCACGCAGCACAGCGCTGTCACCCGGCTTGCACATCGGCACCAGCCATCCCGTTATGCTGCCCTCATAACCGTCAAAGCTACGCCGTCTCACCTCCAGCTCACCGCGAGCCTTCATCGATGCCTCGTCACTCGTAGGACACTTGATTTCTATTTTGTCGCCGCCAGTTGTGCCAGTCTCGATTTCTTTGACCGTGCCGTCTGGCATAAGTGCTTTCACGATAACAAGCTGGCGTTTGTCTTGTGCTCGATGATAGGTGAGGTTTTCTTCCTCGACGTTCAGCGAGAAATCATAGAAACGTTCTTCGCCGACTTTCTCACCCGGTGGGTGGATATGCAACATGCCGTCTTGCATATAGATGTCTGCGCCGCTTTCCTCCTGCACCTTCTTCAGAACATCGTAGCCAGTAGCGTTGTTTATCACAAACTTGCTATATGTCCATGAGTAGGAACACTCAACACTACAGCTGATACCGCAGCCATCAACGACCTTTGCAAGCAAGCCTTTCAGCGTAACCTTTTGCAGCACTTCATTCGGGATGTCTTTTCTGAACAGAAACAGGTCATCCTCGCAAATGAGTTTTATATCGCTGCCATCGGTGGATATACGCTGCAGCCAGCCTTCAAACTCCGTTTCAAGCCCAGTTTCTTCATATCCGAACTTTATGCACACCTTGTCACCGCGTTTCAGTTTATCCTCAATCTGTAGTGCCGCATTATATTCTGCTCCGGGCAGCGTTATGGTCGCGGTGTCGGCAAGCAGCTCTACACTTTTGTGTATCTCCACCTTGTCGAGCATTCCGAGTCGGTAGTTGCCGACCGTTATGTCATAAGTCATCGTGTACATATTGTATTAGGTGTTTAGATCCTCACGGCTCAACAGTAGCTTATAGATGTCGTCGCTGTATGCCTGGATGGTGTAGTTCTGGTTTGTCCTGCCGATAGTGAACGGTATGTCCCAACTCTCTATCGCCAGTTGGCTAACACCGAATATCTCAAGCAATGGACATAATGCTTTTACATGCCCTGCCTCGCAGAAGTTCTTTAGCCTTGTAACATCAGCTTCTGGGTAGCTGCCATCCTCGCTCATTAGGATGCCTTCTATCCTAACCGTGTAGTCATCTTGCGTCCATCGCTCTTTGATGCTGCCTTTCACCTTTCCCTTCGATACATGGCGACGCGTCAGTATATTCTGCCCGTTGATGCTTATCATCGGCTCCACGGGAAACAGCCACTCCTCAGCTCCGGCTTCTTCAAGTTGAAAGCGCAACGGCATCACCATGGGAATACCGAGCGCGTTTGTGCGGACTACATCTTCAAGTTCTTCCTCGCTGAGTTTGGTTACATCGAAGCCTGAACTGTCGGGTATCGTCTTGCCGCCTTGAATATAGCCGAGGTTCTTGCCGAAGAAATTGTTCTCACGGAACAGCCAGTAGGGCGGTATCTTGGTCAGCCCAGCGGCCCTCAACGCGAGGTTCTGCAGTATGAATTTGTTTGTCGTGCTCATCGGTCTGTACTTGTTGCTATTGACAGGGCGCGGTTCATACATTGGAGTACCACACGCTCCAGCTCTGCCGTGTCGCTCTTGTCGTTCATTGTTACCTGAATATTGTCGAAAAACTTGCCGATAGATATGTTTATCGACGTGTTGCGTGTGCCGCCAGTAGCAAGTGTCTCGGCCGTCTTGCGTCCGCCGTTTCCACCTTTTCCGCCCTTGCCATTTTTACCGTTAGTGGCAGAGCCGAACGAAAACGAGTTGTCGCTGCCTTTCACTCCTGGAGTGGATATGACAGAGGATTTCTTCGTTTTATCTTTTGCGTTCTCTCGGACATAGTTTCGGTCGTATTCATCTTTTACACCATTTACAAGTTGTTTTGTCGCTGTTAGTGCTTTATCGGTGCTCGATATGCCCGTAATATCCTTCACACCTTGCACGGCACTGTTCCAAGCTCCTTTGAAGTCACCGTCAAAGAGTTTTGCCATGGCATCACCGATTTTGCCGATACCACTGAGCAAGGTTTTGAAACGGTCTATCAAGTAATCCTTGATGATGCCTCCGAATCCCTTAATCACAGACCACATGGTAAGCAGGAAGGCACGAAATCCAGCAAACTTATTCCAGCAATACACGATGCCAGCTATCAAAGCTGCCACAGCCGTAATGACGATGCCTATGGGATTGGCATTAAGTGCCACGTTCAGTAGCCACTGCACACCCTCCCATACCTTTGTCACGGCAGAAACTACCTTGATAGCCCCGACCATTCCCCACAAGGCTATCGTGTGGAGGTTGAAAGCTATCGTACCGACACCGACAACCACAGCGAGGTATCCGAGTTCTGTTTTCCATTGCATGATGAAATTGATGACACCAGCCACAACTGACAGTATTTTCGACAATGCGGTAGCTATCGGTGGCACTATTGCCATAAACACATCCATGAGTCCGCTGACGATCGGCTTCAGCTGCTCGAACATGTCAACAGCCGACTGTCTGATATTACCCATCAGGGTAGAGAACTTGCCACTTATTGTCTGGCTGAGTTTGTCTGACATTCCCTCAAATGCGCCACCGGCACCCGTCGCATGGTTTATGGCTGCCGCCACAGCATCAAAACCGATTTGTCCCTTGCTCATCATGTCCTGCAGCTCTGCATAGCTCTTACCTGTCATCTTTTGCAGTTCCTTCAACGGGTTAAAACCAGCATTGATGAACTGCATCAAGTCCTGGCCCTGCATCTTTCCTGCAGAAGCTACTTGACCGAACACGAGCGAGAGTCCGCCTAACTTTTCCTTGTCGCCCATGGCAATGTCGCCCAACTGTTTCAGATACGGTACGACTTTCTGCGCATTGATGCCGAAACCGAGCATCATCTTAGCGTTGTTTTCAAGGTCAAGTGGCTCAAACGGTGTCCGCGCTGCAAACTTGTTTATGTCGTTCAACATTCTTGCAGCCATGGTCTCGTTGCCTACCAATGTCTTGAACGCCACCGATGTCTGTTCGGCTTGTGCCCCGATGGTGGTTAGTGCACCCACCCCCGAGGCTATCAGCGTGTATGGGTTCATAAGAAAGTCCATACCCGGCAGCGAGGAGAGCGATTTCTTGAAATTAGAGAAGGAGAAGGCTTCCCGAAGACGAGTACCCACGGATGTCGCCTTTCGGGATATAGTGTCAAGCTGCTCGGACGTGCGGCGTGCCACGCTCAACACATTGCCCTGATCAGCCTGCAGCTTGATTAGAAATTTAAGTACACTATCCATTTGCCTTTGCCTCTTCTTTTCTGATGTCTATTAAATACCGGATAGTCCACGCCCATTCCACATCGGTCAGGGTGTCTGGGTCTATGTGCATGTAATATCTCAAAAGTGTATTTAGGTAGAGAATATCACTTGCCCCGGCATCGTCGATTTCAGCCTCCTCTAAAGTTTTTTTATCTCGGCCTCCTTTACCTTCAGCACCTCATCCAGTGTGTTGCAGGCTGCGAAGAAATAGTCGTCGTTGGTTTTGATTTCCTCATCGCCTTCCACCCACAACTGGTTAAGTAGCGCTGTCTGCATCTTGATGGGGTCTTTCTCCACACTCACATAGCTCAAGTCACGGCGGTTCGGCTTGCGGATGATGCAGCTCTTGCCCTGCGTCTCTATCAAGAATATATCACCGTGCTTGGCCTTTAATTCCTCAATTTGTTCTTTCGTAAAAATCATTTTTTCTCTTTTTTAATGGTTCTCAATCTCTGTTCAAACGCGCTCTTTATCTCCCTACACGCTCTTCTTGTCCAGGAAGATAAACGGAAGCGACTTCTCCTGAAATTTGTCGCCCTGCTTCCATTCCGTGTTGTCCTCTGTGAACTCCACACCCATCAGCAGGTCCGTCGTTATCACGTCCCCCTTGCTCGGGTTACCGTAAGCCACCACGATGTCTATGCTGATGTCCAGTATGTCGCCGCCACCGGCAGCACGCAGCGCCTCATATTCGCTTTGCGTCACCGTCAGCTCGCCGTCATACGTCTTGTTGCCCCTCTGTATGCTGTGTGGCTTGTTGCCCTTCGCGTGCAGCACCTCCTTCTCCTGTTTCGACGAGTATTTCACGCCCCTTATGCCGGTCACCGGTCTTCCCGCGGCCACCACATTCACGTCGCTCCATTCGTACTCTCTTGAATTGAACATTCTTCTCCTCCTTTCTTCTTTAGCCGTTTGTTGTCACTTGGAACCCCAGGTTCACGTCCACATAACGTGCATAGCCGTAAGGGCGCACCTTCAGCGTCACCTTCACCATGCTCGTTGCCAGCACGTTCTGCGTCTCGTCTATCTTGCACACGCAGCCCTCGCCGTCGCTTCCGCTGCTCAGCTCGCCGTTGGCCGTCATCTTGCGGTTTATCGCCGTCTCCACCGTCTGCTGCCAGCTCTTCACCACGCCAGTGTCAAGCGTACCGTCTTCGTTCACCTCCAGTTCGTCCAGAAGCATGTCCAGAAGCGTGTCATACGCCGTGCGGTACGCCTTGTCTATCACTCTTCGCAGCGCCAGCTTCGCATAGTCCTCCGTAGGGTCGCACGCCAGGTTGTCGTCAGCCCAGTAGTAGCCGCTCCTGCCCACATACTTCCGCGCCACGATGTAGCCCTTCTCGTACAGCTTTCTCACACTCTCACTGGCCTCCTCCGTCTTCTTCTCGCCGACATACATCTCCAGAGGTTTCAGGCTCCCGTCCTTCACCCTGCCAATGTTGCGCTGCACGCTCACGCTCGCCGCACGTCCAAGCAGCGTGCCCATGCACGCCCCGTTCGTTCCGGCTTTCGTGTCGCTCACCACGATGCCCACTCTGTCCCACGTTTCCTTTGTAAGGTCGTGCAGTTCCGTCGCTTCTGTGTAGTTTCTGCCTTCCAGCAGAGTCACCATCGGTGCATACAGCTCTGTCGTGGCCCATTCGCCCAGTTGCTGCGCTTTTGCAGCAGCTGTCAGCACGTCCTTGTCTATGCCTTCCTGGCTTGTCTCGCTCGACAGCGTGTTCACGTTCGCCACGCCCACGCCTCGCAGCGCACCGTTCTCCTTCTCCACGAGCCAGCGCATGCTTCCTGCTGATGTCTTCGTATAGTCCAGAAGCGCCGTCATCGTTGTCGTCGGGCTCACGCCCATAACCACGAGCTTCACGCCGGCACCAGCCTCGTCATAAAACTCCGACAGATGTTTCCACAGCACCCCATTGTTTTCCTCAGTCACGCCCAGGGCCTGCACACTGTCCATGCTCGTCACCTCATACGCCGTGTTCAGCGCGAACGTGCTCCCAACGGCAGCAGCGCCGCACACCAAGGCGAACAGCCCGTCAGGACTGTCGCCCACGGTGCCCAGCTGCCCCGTCAGAAATTGTATCTTTACTCTCGGTAGTTGCATAAGCTATTCTCCTTTCCTTCTCTACGCTGTAGCACCCTCCGTGATAAGGTACACACCCTTCTTGTCATAGCGGCGCGGACTTCCGCCAACACGCACCAGGAACGAGTAGATGTCGCCGTAGTATTGCGGATCGTCCTCATTAGAGAACATCTTCACCTCGCCGAGAGCGCGGCTTACGCACTGCTGCTGCCAGGCAAGGCCTGCAGCAAGCTCTGTCGCCTCGCCCTCATCTTCCCATTTGATAACGGTCGCACCGTCTGCCTTCACTCGCAGAACCTTCGAACGCTGCATGATGCTGAAGCCATAGAGCTGTCCCATCACGCCCTTGCTCACATTTGCCACAGCCTGGAATGCCGAGAGCTCCTTGTCTGTCAGGTCGTCAAGAAGATCTGCATACTGCACAGCGTCAAGCAGCATATAGCGGCCCTCTGTCGGCACGTCGTCCACATTCATCTTAACCATCGCCTCCATCACTACCGCTTTCGTAAACTTCTTGCGGTTGCCGGTCGCGGTTTCCGAAGTATGCGCCTTACGCGCCGCACCGCTGGTGCTAAGTGTGTTCGCACCCTTCGCCCAGCGATACAGCAGGTTCTGAGCCGCCACCTTCTGCAGCTGCTGGCGATCGTTGCTCAGCACACTGTTACGCTTGTCGTAGCTCAGCTCCACAGTGTCGATGTTCGGAATGTAGATGGGGTTCGTCGTCAGCTCGTCCATGTCGTAGGTCAGCTCGTTGTCCGTGCGTTGGCTTACGCTCGCGGGCTTCTTTGTGCGGTTTATTTCCACACCCGACGGGGTGCCCGCATTCGGAATGTGTACCGTCTTGTAGCTCACAAAGGTAGAGTCGTCGATACTCTTCGAGGCAAACGAGTTGTCGGGGTAGAAGTTCTCGACAATAGTGTTCAGCCAGATTTGTTTGTTCAATGCCATTTCCTTTTTCTCCTTTTTCTTTCGTTATTATTCCGTTAGTTGTTATAGTCCACACCGAAGCGTTCCTTATACTTCGCTGCAAACAGTCCCGGGTCTGAGTTCTTCAGCACCGCAAGCAGACCGCATCTGTCCAGCTCGTCCCAGCTCTTGTCGGCAAAGCTGCTGCCGGTGGGGTGCTCGTCGATATAAGCTGCTGCACGCATCTGGGGCTTCTGGGCTTTCAGGCCCTTCAGTAGCGACTCGGTGTTTGCACGGTCGCTCTTCATCAGAGCCTTGAAGGTCGCCACCTGCTCCTTGCCGATCTTGCCGTCGCTCACAGCCTTGTTTACGATAGCCTCCACCTCGGCTGCTTCTGCTGCCTCGGCTTTCTCCTTGTACGCCTTGTTGGCTTTCTCCAGGGCTTCTGCCTTGGTTGCTTGGTTCTCCAGCTGCTGGGCTTTCATCAGCAGCTCTGCCTCGCTGTTCACATCTTTGAACGTGGGCATTTTCTTCAGTTCTTCTAATAGTGCCATGTCTTTATTCTGGTTTTGTGGCTGCGTCTGCAGCCGGTTGTTGAAATACTGATATACCTCACCGGCGGTCTTCGGCTCCGTTTCGGGCTTCTCGCCCATGTCGTACAGTCCGTCTGCCAGTTTCATACTCACCGCTTCCTCTGCGCTTATCCAGTGGTCTTTCTCGTCAAAGTAGCGGGCGGTCACCTCCTTTGCCTCCATTCCGCAACGATGGGCTATCATGCGTGCCAGGTCGCCCTGCAGCGTCTCCATCATGCTTGCCGTCTGGCGCAGGGCTGAGGCATTGCCCCATGTACCTCCGCTTACAGCGTGCAGCATCAGTTTCGCGTACGGCGACATATAGAGGGGCTTGCCGCATAGAGCGATTATGCCTGCTATGCTCGCTGCCACACCGTCTACATATATCGTTATGTCAGCCTTCGAGGTGCGCAGCGCATTGTATATCGCTATGCCGCTGAACACGTCGCCGCCGTTCGAGTTTATCCTTACGTCTATCTTGTCGTATTGCGCCTGCAGAGCCATCAGTTCGCTCACCACGCGGCCGCTGTCCACCTTCTGGCCGTCGCCCACATCGCCGTACAGCAGTATGGCCACCTCGCCGTCACCGGGTATTGTGTTGAAAAACTTCATTTCGCGTTCTGTTTTTAAATTTTCGCTTGCAAAATTCTATAAAAATCCGTCCGCTTGCAAACCGTGTTTTTATCGTGTCGTTTTCTGATGTTATCGTCACTTTTCCTGGCGTCATCATAAAACATCGGTTTGAACTTGTACCCGAAAACATAGAACTTTGCATCCTGTTAACAAGCATTTTTTATTTCATCTTATGACAAAAAACAATATCGACAAAAAAGGCATAGCCCAGTCCCTCTTCCTCGACGGAACATACACCCAGGAGGAGATTGCTGCTAAGGTGGGGACCACACGTCAGACTGTTTCGCGGTGGGTCCGCGATGGAGCATGGGAGGAGCTGAAGGCTTCACGCACCATCACAACAGAACAGCTCATCGCGCAATATAAGCGCCAACTCGCCGAAATCAACAAGCGGATCGAAGCACGACCGCCTGGCAACCGCTTCCCGACAACCGAGGAGGCTGATGCCATCGTCAAGACTGCTGGAGCCGTCAAAAAGCTGGAGCAGGACATCGGCGTATCCGATTGCGTCTCTGTTGCCATGCGGTTCCTCTCATGGCTGCGCCCCGTCGATGCCGAAGCGGCACGCACGTTCAACGACTATTTCGATGCGTTTATCAAGGATCAGGCAGGGAGGGCCCGTAAGTAATGGCTACAGCTAAAGACAGACAGTCTCTTGCCGTTTGGGAGGAGTTTCACAAAAGCCTACTGCGCGGTGTTGAGGTCGACAACAGCCTCACGCGTCAGGACATAGAGCGCCAACGTGCTCAACTTGAACGCGACCCCATAGAATGGATAAAGTTCTTTTTCCCTGCTTACGCAAAATACGAGTTCGCACCGTTCCATATTCGGGCCATACGGCGCATCATTGCCAACGACGAGTGGTACGAGGTGCTCTCATGGTCGCGCGAGCTGGCAAAGTCCACCGTCGCAATGTTCATTCTCATGTTCCTCACGCTCACACGGCGCAAGCGCTTTGTCGCTCTGGCATCGGCCACCATCGACTCGGCTAAGCGTCTGCTCCTCCCGTTCAAGATCAATTTTGAGTCTAATCCGCGCATACGCCAGTTCTACGGCGAGCAGCCCACCATCGGGCAATGGACTGATTCTGAGTTTTCGTGCCGCTGCGGAGCCAAGTTCATTGCCCTCGGAGCAGGTTCTGCTCCACGTGGTATGCGCAACGAGGCTATACGTCCCGACATCCTCTATTTTGATGACTACGACACCGATGAGGACTGCCGCAACCCCGTCACGCTCGACAAGAAATGGGACTGGGCGGAACACGCGCTTTATCCTACACGCTCCATCTCTGAACCAACGTTGGTTCTTTGGTGTGGCAACATCATCGCAAAGGACTGCTGCATCACACGCGCAGGACATCTCGCTAACTCATGGGACATTGTCAACATACGCAACGCCGCAGGACGCTCCACATGGCCGCAGAAGAACAAGGAGGAGCAAATAGACCGCATCCTTTCCAAAATCTCAGTAAAGGCGCAGCAAGGCGAATATTTCAACAACCCCGTGGCAGAAGGAAAAATCTTCAAGAACCTGCCTTACGGTAAGGTGCCGCCGCTCTCCAAGTTCCGCTTCCTGATTGGATATGGCGACCCTGCTTACTCTGATTCTCGCAAAAAAGCCTCGTCAACAAAGGCGCTCGTTCTTGTCGGCAAGCTCAAGGGGGTCTACTATGTCATCAAGGCTTTCCTTGCCCGCGAGACCAATGCCAACTTTATATCGTGGTATTTTGCCATGGACGATTATGTCGCACATAAAGCCAATGTTTATTGGTATATGGAGAACAACAAGCTACAGGACCCGTTTTTCAATCAGGTCTTCCGACCGCTGCTGCGTGATCAGTGCCGCGACCGCCGGCGGGAACTTTACATCAAGGGCGACGACCGCAAAAAGACAGACAAGGCTACGCGCATCGAGGCTAATCTCGAACCCATCGACCGAGAGTGTCGTTGGGTCTTCAACGAGCAGGAACGGGACAATCCCATGATGCAGGAACTCATAAACCAGTTCAAGCTCTTCGAACTCACGCTGCCTTATCCTGCCGACGGACCCGATGCCGTCGAGGGAGCGGTCACCATTACCGACCTCAAGACGGCTGAGATGGAGCCTACATACACCGTCTCTTATGCCGAGATCAACGAGGACAACCCGTATCGTATGTAATAACAATTTCAAAACTCAAAATATCATGTTTTTATATGGACAACTTTATTTCATTATCCGATTACGACGCCTCTATTCACCGCGACATCCTCGATGCCTTGTTGCGCAAGGACACACCGGCTTACGATCCACAAATCATAGAGGTGTGCGAGGACCGCGCAGTAGCCGAAATGCGGTCATATCTCAACAAAGCCTACGACTGCGACGCTATATTCTCCGCGCGTGGGGCAGAACGCCACGCACTCATTCTCATGTTCGCCGTAGACATCGCTGTGTTTCACATCTTTTGTCAGCACAATCCCTACAAGATTGCGAAGATACGGCAGGACCGCTACGACCGCGCCATTGAGTGGCTTAAAGGCGTAATGGCTGGCGACATCACTATTGATGGGGCACCGCTGCTACCCGACGACACTCTGGCCGACAATTCACGCTGGCAGATTGCAGCCGACGAGGTGCGACCTGTCTTTCTCTGATCATAAATCATCATCAATATGGCTAACAAGAACTTAAAAACAAATAGGTCTATGCGTACCTCACAAAAACGCATCACACAGGGTGGTATGCTCACATCACCCGGGCAGCGACAGCCCGACATTGTGCTGCAGATGCCTGAGGTCTTCTTCTTCGACATGAAGGCCTACATGGCTTCTGTCAAGGCAGCGCAGGGCATCGACTATTCCAATCGAGTCCGGCTCTACGACATGTATGAGTCCGCTATGCTCGACCTCCATCTATCGGGGGTGCTCGCAAAGCGGTTGAGAGGGGTTACCAAGATACCCATCGAGTTCCAGCGTAACGGCGAACCCGACGAGGAAATCAACAGTCAGATTCGCTCGCCATGGTTCAAACAGTTCCGAAAGGATTGTGTGCTTTCTGAGTTTTACGGCTTCTCCATCATGCAGTTCTGGCGCGATGATGATGGCTTCATACGCTATGATCTCATCAACCGTAAACACTATGACCCTATACACCGGCGCATTCTCAAGTACCAGGGGGAGATAGATGGTATACCAGTTGAGCAGTTTCCCAATATGCTCTTTGTCGGAAAGGAGCGTGAGCTCGGAATTTTTGCCGAACTCCTACCCGCTGTCCTTTACAAGCGTGGGGATATGGCTGATTGGGCACGCTTCTGCAATATTTTCGGTATGCCTATCCGTGAGTATACCTATGATGCTGGCGACGAGCAGGCACGTCGCCGACTGGTCGCAGAAGCGCGCTCGCAGGGTGCCAATGCGGTCTACATACACCCAAAGGATTCCGAACTTACGCTCATCGAGGCGGCCAACAAGTCGGGCTCGTCAGAGCTTTACAAAACATTTGCCGAATATT